GGGGTTACCCCTAGTTCCGTTTGCGGCCAAGCTTTTTGAAGCCTGGTTGTGACTTTTGCGTGTGATTTGTTGGGTTCAGCTTTTGAGTTGTTCATGATAAATTGCAATCTTTCCTTAGTTGGCTATGATTTTTGAGTTATGTCTGGCTTTGGATTTGAGTGCTGGTTAGATTTGTCTTTCTACCACTCATGCTATGAGTATTTTGGTTCCTTGTGTGTGTGTGGGTTGTTTTTGTGTTTTTGTGTTTCAAATTTGCAAAATTGATTAGCACTTACCCTATGAGATCTTCTAGACTGATCGTGTCCGAGTTGGGACATACACCCCCCAGCCAGAGTGGCCCGTGATGTCAATGGTGGAGTTATGCTAGGTAAGGAACTTGTGTACGCTTTTATTCCTGTGCGTGCATGGACTTTCAGGACGTGACTTACTTCGAAAAGAATAGCAGTTTTGTGGTCTCTCTGTGTAAAAACAAGACCTTCCGGACAAGTTGTGGGTAAGCTCGCCGGTGACCTTTTGAACCCTCTTTTATTTCTTGGCACCTATTAGTAGCTACGGTGAATTAGGTGCCGCCCTGCGAAATTGTTATGGAAAACCTTAAACATTTGCAAACTGGTGCTCAAAAAGGTGATGAATGTGTGAAGGTGTTTAATGATAGCTCTAGTGGATCCACGCGTATATTGCGCCCGTGGCATCAAGGTGAGGGTGTCGACGTGGTTGTTAACCAAATAGATATCCTCACCTCTCTTTTGCGGCAGCATCCCCCTGGTTCTGATGGTTGGAAGATCATTAGTAGGGATATGCTTAAGCTTAGAGACAAACTATCACAATTTAGGCGTGAGAATAAGGGTAACAGTCGACGAAACAAAAATCTAGCCCGGGATTCATATTGTTCGGGTGTTTCAGAATCTGGTACTCCTCCTCTTACCCCAGAAAACAGTCCTAAAAAGAAAGGTGTTCCAAAACAAATTCGGGGGGACGACGAAAGTCGTAGAAATTTGACTGAATCATTCGTGGCTCAGTCTGGTATGTTTAGTTCTATGGTAGGCATGGATAGATTGGTGGATGAATTGCAAGAGATTAAAGTTCCTTTCATACGTGCCGCCAATACGTTCAGCTCCCAAACTAATGAAATGGTTGAAACACTAAACCAAGCCACGACAAAAATATCATTATCAAGTGACAAGTTTGATGATTTTCTCGATCGCACATCTGGTGACATTACTCGCATGATGGGGGATATGTCTAAGTTAATGACAGAATCTGCCAGACATGCTGAGAAGACGATGGATGGTGTTGAGGATACAGTGTCGAGTTACAATTTCAGCAATGTTCTTAAAGAACTTTGTCCACTATTGGTTCTAGCAATTACTGGGTATAAGGTTTTTACTGAACCAACCAAGTTCAATATAGGCGTTTTTTGTGCTGTTGCTGGTTTTTGTGCTCTTAGTAAGCAGTCTGTTCGAGACGCTATTAAACGAGCCTTAGCAAAATTGATCGATGTTAAGGACAGTGATTGCGCCGAAGCCCAATCTGATTTTGAAGATATAAAAGAGAACGCACTTTTTGTGTTGTTAACTATACTATCAATGATAGGCGTTAGAAGACAGCCATCCAGAACTAGTGTATCTGAATTTTTCAAACTAGCTGGTGGTTTTTCTCGCGCTAAAGATGGTCTTAGTGATTGGTTTGACAGCGCTTTACAATTCGTTCAAAATTGCTTCAATTTTGTGCGTGAAAAAGTGTTTGGTATGGAGAAAGTAGATTTTGCCCTCAATCATAATGCTGCATTCTTAGGTTGGTATAAACGTGTTGATGTTTTACTAGCTCAGAGCAGTAAAGGTCAGCTAGTAATTAATCGAACTAATGCTGATAGGGTCGAATCCCTGCGAGCGCAAGGGAGAGCCCTTTTGCTCGAATTTGGTAAAGAGTTACGACCAAACTTACGCATAGCTTATGAAGCTACTATGAGAGCTATAAAAGAATTACAAGCTAAGTTTAATCAAACTATGTGCAGTTCTCGTGGACCGAGACAGGAACCAGTTGTTGTTCTCTTTAAAGGAGAGTGTGGTGTTGGCAAAAGTAAGATATTATATCCTTTGTCCATGGATGTGCTGAGCTTAGTCCTGCCACAGTATGAGGCTGATCTGTTAAAAGATCACATGAATGATTTTGTGTACTCTAGACAAATAGAGCATCAATATTGGGATGGTTACTACGGTCAACCAGTCGTTCTTTATGATGATTTTGGACAGATTCGCGATACCTGCGGAGCCACCACTCTTAGTGAATACATGGAGGTTATTCGCACTGGTAATCTTTTCCCTAATGTGTGCCATATGGCCGCCCTTGAAAATAAGGGCAACACCATTTTTAATTCAAAGTTTATGTGGTTGAGTTCTAATCTTAAGGATGTTGAAACAAAAATCCAAAGCTTAAACTGTCCTAAAGCAGTTATGAGGCGCATAGACTTTGATATTGAGGTGACCATAAAAGATGAGTACGCTAAGGTTGTTAATGGCATTAAAATGTTGGATGTGGATAAAGTTCCGAATGCTTGGAGTTATCAGGTTTATAAGTTTATTGTCAAAAGAGGAAATAAGCCTCCTGTTGAAATGGATTACCGTGAGCTAGTTAATAATATTGTTGGACTGTACCACATGCGAACAGCCGATCATATGGAGTATGTTGATTTAATCTATCAGAGGCGATTTAGTTCTGAGGAGAAGAAAAACATGGCTCGCGATGCTGGCGTTCGCGAAGAGGAGATTGAGAAGTTGTTTTTTGAGTATTTCCCAACCGATGAAAGTAAATGGTATTTCTCTGAGCGTATGAATGATAGTCCATCCTTTGAGGCTCAAACTCAGGGCGCTGACTATACTCGCGAAGAACGTGAGAATGCTAGGCGTGTTAAGGAGGAGTTGGACGAATTACTACAAGCCAGACGGGATGCCGTTGCGAATGCTGCCAATCATAGGCAGTATAGAGATGCTAAGGTTGGTCTCAACATGGATGATGTTGTGGAAGATTATAGAGCCTCTTTCGATGATTTGCAACGTACACACATCAGAAATAAAGAACTCGAGCCTGATATGGATTATGATATCGATAATGTGTATGAGGAGTGTGAAAAGAAGACTATTTTGTCAAAGTTCATACTCAAAAATTATGCAGCTATTATCCATGGCACGAAGATTCGGCCCGAAGTCTTGCAAGTTATATCAGTTTGGTTATCAGAGAAAGTTGGAGCCCCTTGGGGTTTGCCACTACACTACAAATTGGCTATTTTACATTGGCTATATCCTAAAGTCTTCTTTAACTTGGCCTTTAATATTCCCAGTAATTATGTTCCTGGAAATTTAGCTTATATCGAACAAATATTGGATCGATTGTATCAGGATAAAGCGGATCAGTTAAGGACCGCTTACCAAACTACTAAGATCTGGACAGATTCGACCGTCCTTGACGATCTCAAAACTTTTTGGGATGCAGTCAAAGGTGAAGACGAAGGTCTAGCTTCATGGGCCAAGGACGTGTGGGAGCACACAAGCCTTGGTAAAGTGTGGCGAATCATAATGGGGATTGGTGTTTTCATTTATATCAAACGACTCTTGAGCAAATGGTTTTTCCCAAAGCAAGAAGAACCTGAGGAGATGTTTCCTGGCGTAGCTCAAGATGATTCAGGTGAAAAACTTCGTCAGCGAAAACCTCTTCATAAAAAGGATAAAAAGACCTATAAACTACCTCATACAGACAAGGTTGTTACAACCTATGGGTTCTCGGCACAGTCTGGTGATCAAAATAGCCATGACTTAGTTGTGAAGTTAATTAATAAATGTATGTATGAGGTGGTTGCGCGGTATGATGAAATAGATGATTTAGAGCCAGATTTTAGTCAAAAAGATGAGATTGTGAATGATGGGCCTCACCCCAAGTTGAGACGTCTGGGCCAGTGTTTAGCCATTAAACAACAATTCATTGCTATGCCATTGCACTTCAAGACTTGTTTTGAGAGGTTGTGGAAAAGAAAGCCTGACCGTAAGATCCGTATTCGAAATGGGTTGGCCAATTATAACTTCGATTTCACCAAAGAAGATTTCGAAAGAGATCTTCGTCTTTTGCCTGATAAGGATTTGCTAATATGCAACCTTGGGAAGAGGTTACGGTGTCACGAAGATATAACCAAATACTTCTTTCCTGAAGCTGAGCTGAGCAAGCTACAACGCAGCCAAGTTAAGATGGTCGCTTTTGAGGATTACGTTGTAAGTATCCAAGCAGCCGCGGGCTATATGGATGGTGCTACCTTAGTTACACATAGGATAGGTAATGAAATAGGCATGATCGAGTCCGATTCCTTTGTGGATAGTTGGACGATCCCTAGAACATTTAAGTATTACATTCCTACTGTGGCAGGAGACTGTGGAGCTCCTATTCTAATAATTAATCCGACTATAAGTCCTTATAAGATAATTGGCATGCATGTAGCTGGCGATGAGCGAAGAGCAATTGGTATTTGCAATACCATAAGTCGTGAAGACATTGAGAATGTTATTTCTGACGCTGTGGCGCAATCTGGTGGCATGCATGAATTGGCTGGCTTCAAGATCATTGAAGAAGGCGTACCTACCGTATACCAACCTTCTGTGTCTAAGATCGTCAAGAGTCCACTTTATGAAAGGTGGGGCAAAGCCAAAAAGGCTCCGGCATTGTTGCGCGTTAGGCAGTATGACGATGTGGTGATAAATCCCTTTATGAATGCTATTCAAGGCTATAGAGGCGCCTCTCGTCAGATTGACGGGCGCTTAGTTAGGTTGGCCAGGGATAGCGTTATAAGTAAGTTACAACGTATGCCACGTGAGGTGTGGGGAGTTCAGTTAGACCGTCTGTTCACATTTAGGGAAGCAGTAGCAGGTATTCCTGGAATTGCTTTTTGCGATGGCATCCCGAGGGACACTAGTCCAGGCTATCCTTACGTATTACACACGCAAGGCAAGCGAGGGAAGACTAGATGGTTTGGTTCCGAAGGTGATTATAAATTTGAGAGCGCTGCTAAAGAGGTTGAATTGGATGTGAATGACCACCTCAAGAGGATGCGCGATGGAGAAGTCGTGCATCATGTATGTATGGATATTCTCAAGGACGAATTGAGACCTATTGAAAAAGTCCAGACTGGTAAAACACGTCTCATTAGCGGCACACCAATGTGTTGTGTTATTGAGGGGCGAATGCTTTGTTTAGGTTTTACCTGCTCCTATATGCACAATCGAATAGAGAATGGTTCAGCCGTTGGCATGAATCCATACTCTTATGAGTGGCATGAGATGTCTCGGCGTCTTAAGTCCAAAGGTGATAAGGTTCTTGCTGGGGATATTTCTGGTTTAGATAAGAATGAACAGCATTGCATTATGTTAGCTATATGTGATATAATAAATTGGTGGTATGATGATGACGACACAGATACTAGATTGCGTAAGTTTCACGATTTGATGAACTCATATCATATCTTCCAAGGTACTATTTACCAGTGGGAAAAGAATCTCCCTTCGGGTGATTTTCTAACCATTGTACTTAATACTTTATATATACATATTGCTGTACGCATATGCTGGTTGTTGTTAGCTGAACCAGAAGGTTACACCATAGAGGACTTTGACCATCATGTTGAGTTGCAAGTTGTTGGTGATGATAATATTATGAATGTTAGTGATGAGGCTATTGAGTTCTTTAATCAACAGACTTTAGCTTCAGCTATGTCACGCATTTATCTCACTTACACTGATGAAAATAAAACTGAAGGTGAGGTTCCAAAGTATCGCACTTTGGAAGAGTGCACTTTTCTTAAGAGGACGTTTAGATATGATCATGATGTCAATCGTTATGTGGGAGCTTTGAGCTTGGAAACAATCTTGGAGATGCCGTATTGGACGCAGCGTCATGATTCGAATTGGACGATTCTTAAAGATAAGGTGGAGATAGCATTGCAAGAGCTTAGTTTACATGATCAACGTACATTTGAGATTTGGGCTCCTAAGATTCTTTCTGCTTGTTCTAAAATGCTATGCTGGAGACCGAAAGTGGTAGATTACCACGAGCTCAAGTGGCGAACTTTAAACATACAGGCCATTGTATGACTATATGGCAGAGCCATTCAGTGTTTCATTTGTATTTACACGGAAAATTATCCTTTCTTTTATGGTGTGCAACTGAGTATTGAATGTTGGGTTTATTTGTACATATTGATCCAATTGGTGATGTTGGTTACTAGTGATGGGTTTATGATATATTCCACTATCGCTTTGTCTTTACCCAGACCTATTGGTGTGCGGGACTTGTATTATTCTTATCCATTTAGATGGGGTAGAGTGGTTTATTGTTTCTGTTATTTGTGCTCTGTGGTGTGCCTCGCGTTATGTGATTGTGTTAGTGTTTCTATTCAAAACCATGGCTTATGTTTCGGCTTGTGGTCTTCTAGACTGAAAAACTTACGAGGAAGGACAATGCACCCCCTTCCCAGAGTAGGTGAGGATGTCAATGACGAAGTTATGTTAGATCCAGAACCTAGTACTTCTTTATATTCCTGTGTTGTACTAGTAACAGGGCGTGAGAAACGACGATATTGCTCAGGTTTGTTGGATATTTTCCTTGAAAATAAAATCCTTCCCAGAAAGTTATGGGTATGCTACTGGGTGACTTTACTAACCCTTATTTATTTATCGCTGGTTCGTAGTAGCTTAGGTGAAAGAACTGGCAACCATGTAATTGCTTTTAAAATGAATACAAACAATGATCAATCTGGTGTTTTAGATGAGATGAATGGAGATGTTAAACAAATTACGACTCAGCATGACGAGAGACGTCCTGTACGTATAACGTACGACGATCCAAAGTCTCTCCCCTATCGTTTGGGAGCTGGTGCTCGTGATAATCGGTTACATACTATTAAGGACATTATTGGACGTCCTATTCCTCTTTACAAAGCCCTGTGGCAGAGTACTTCTGTGGCGGGCACTGTGGTGATGTTGTCTTACTTACCACAGGATCCATTGTCTTACGTTATGAACAACGTTAAAGTGTCAGGATTTTTAGGTTTTAAAGCTGATTTCGTTATACGCTTGCAGGTTAATGGAAACAGATTTCAGCAAGGCAGACTAATGTTAGGGTTTGTTCCTGGCGAGCCATATTATAATGCTGTTCCAGCATTACAAGTTGATCCAAGGGCTGCTCTTACATTGAACAGTTTATCCAGAGCTTCTCAGACGTTACGGAAAGACTTTGACATTGCAACTGATACCGATGTGTCCATTCGTATTCCTTGGTATTCTAAGAAGCCTTATTTTGACACTATTAATTACAATGGCTCATTAGGTTACGCATTTGTTATGGTCTATGACCCTCTCACGTCAGCTAGTACCGAGTTGTTTGCTGAGATGACTTTGTGGGTAGAAATGGAGAACATTGATTTGCAATATCCCACTGTTCCTGGTCCTAATTTCTTAGCTCAGTCTGGTGATATAGGTGATGATGAGAAAGAAATTGAGGGCCCTATTAGTTCAACTTTAGGTGTTGTTAGTGATGTACTACCCACGCTCGCTCGTATTCCTCTTTTGTCTACTTACGTTAAACCTGCTATGTGGATGACTAACATGCTCCGTAATGCCGCCTTTTCTTTTGGTTTATCAAAACCTAATAATGAAGTGTCAGAGATGATGATGCCAAAACATGGCTTTGGAATGGCTAACTGTGACGTTAAAGACGGTGGTCAGAGCATGGCTCTTACAGCTGCTAATCGCATCATTCCAATGAACGGAGTAGCTGGTACTGAGGTTGATGAGATGGCTATTCAGTTTATCACAAGTATTCCTTCATATTGGACTACGGTTAACTGGTCTGTTACGGCAACCTCCGGGACTTTATTAGCCAATTATCCTTTAGGCCCTGATTTTTGGGTTTTGTCAACAAATGTTACTTATAATGGAGTTACTATTGCACAGAAAGACTTTATGCCTTTTTCCTACATGTCACAGGCTTTTGATAGATATCGAGGTAGTTTGGGTCTTAGATTGAAGTTGGTTAAAACTGAATTCCATTCTGGAAGACTGCGTATCGCCTTTCAGCCAGGACCTTTAACGTCTATGGGTCAGAGTATGGATTGCACTCCTTATGAGTACACCGAGGTGTGGGACATTAGGAATTCGAGTGAATTCACTATATGCCCACCCTTCTCCTCTGTTGCTCCTTATTTGCCCAATAATCGGCGTTATGGCACTATTCTTATTTTCGTTCAAAATGAGTTGCGAGCTCCTGACACCGTAACCAACAGTATTAATATGTTAGTTGAAGTGTTTGGTGGTCCCGATCTCGAATTTGCTGTGCCTAAACCTTTACAAATGGTCCCTTATTGCCCAACAGCTTCTTTAGCGTCCCCGGCTCCTACTCAGACAAAAATCACAAACGTTTCTTCCAATTCAATTGTCGCCCAATCTGACTTTAATTTTGTAGCTCAAGTGGGTGAGGTTGAGGTTGTTGATGAATGCGATGGGAGAATGGCAAATTGTGATACACCACCTGCCACTAGTCATATTGGTAGAAATGATGTGACAATGGCTGGTTTCTGTGTTGGTGAACGACTTATGAGCCTTAAACAATTACTTTTACGTGCCTGTCCAGTGATTTATCCGGGAAATGTTCCCTCAATTGCTAATGACCTAACCATTCCTGCTGATGTTTTACAGTGGGATTGTGTTGGATCCACTCCTTTGACATGGATTGGTATAGATTATTATACGTACTTTTCTGCACTTTTTCGATTTCATCGTGGTGGCTTTCGTTGGAAAGCTTATCCTGTTTCTAATGCGGTGTCCGGAATACGTGCAGCGGTGTATGTTCAAGGATTCTCACCTAACAATTCTGTACCTAAATCTGTATCCCAGCAATTTATGGTCAATACTACTGGTTTACCACTCGTTTATACTGGTACTACTTCTAATCCCGTACTTGAATTTCAAGTCCCTTATTACGGAGACCATCATGTGCGCTACACACCTCTTGATTTTAATGGATACACGGGTGTTGTCACGAACGCACCCAATCCTGATTATAGCAGATGTTGTGTATCTTTTCGCAGTCCAGATGGTCTTTCAAATTATATTTTTGCCCGAAGTGTTGCAGATGACTACTTTCTTCATGGGTTTATTAGCACGGTCCCGTGCCTATATACCGCAGTCACTGAATCTCAAAGCACTCCAGCGAATGGCTGGTAGGGCATATCTACTTTCAATTATATTCATTATCACATGCTATGCAAGCATAAATAATTTTGTAATTTTTCCCACATATGCAGATATGCCTTACGGGCATCTCTTCTTTCTGCTGTGGTTTTTCATCAAAATTTTTATGTTGCTTTTGAGCCACAGATTTATTAAAAACAATGTGCGCATGGCTTTAGCTTTTTAGCTTTATTTGTGTGTTTTTCT